CGTTTAACAAGATCATCGAAAGCGTACCAGTAATGCGCGAGATATTCAGCAAGGCAAAATATCGCGATGGCAGCAACTCAATCCTTGAAAAGTATATCAATGGTGCATCGTTGTCATTCCTTGGCGCCAATAGCCCCAATGGTTTTCGGGGTTGGACGTACCGGGTAGCACGAGCGGACGAAGTAGACGGTTATGTGTCAAGTGGTGCCGGAAATGAAGGCGATCAGATTGAACTCCTGTTAAATCGAACAATTGACTACCACAACCGGTGCTTTATTGACCTGAGCACACCAACGATTGAAGGTTATAGCAGGATCGAAAAGTCGTTTAAGCAAGGCGATCAGAGACATCGGTATTTACCTTGCCCGCACTGCGGCCACATGCAGCCATTAAGAGCTGATGCGTTCACCCCTGGCGCAAAGAAAGACACAACAGGCGGATTTTGGTGGGAGCCAGGCAAACCGTCATCAGTTGTGTATATCTGCGAATCATGCGATAAGCCAATTCAGCATCAGCAAAAGTTTGAGATGGATCGGAATGGCGAATGGCGTCCTACTGCGCCAGCAAACATTGCACCTGACGGGCGACAGCACCGAAGTTATTTCATCTGGGCTGGATTGAGCTATCAAGCCAATGCAAGCTGGGCGCATATTGTAGAAGCATACGAAAAGACACATGATTCACCGCAGCAGATTCAGGTATTTATCAATACTTGGCTGGGGCAGACGTACAAGGAAGATGCGGCGATCAGGGTTACAGCCGAAGGTTTAATGGCAAAACGTGATGTGTACCCTTCTGGCACAGTACCTGATGGCGTATTGATGATCACGCTTGGTATTGACATGCAAGACAATCGCGCTGAAATCAGCGCATGGGGATGGGGTCGATCACGAATGACCGAAGGCATGGAAAGCGAAGCAGAAGGATGGCTGATTGAACACATGGTTATTCAGCAGCCCTATAACTCTGCAGAGCTTTACGCACAGCTTGATAACGTGATCGAGCATGGCTACAAGTTATCTAATGGCTGCGTGATGCATCCATCGGTCGTAGCAATTGACTCTAGCGATGGTGATCACACGCCTTATGTGTATGACTATGCGCGACTGCGAACAGCGAAAGGAGTGATTCCAATTAAAGGCGTTGCAACCAACGGCAAGCCGCCAATTGGCAAGGGAACTAGGGCCGAGTTTACTATCAAGAATAAACCAAAGAAGTCTGCCGTCGAGATGTTTCAAGTTGGCACTGATGTTATCAAGACACGCCTGATGGCACGATTGCGGCGTGAGCAGCAGTCAGGCCCCGGAGCACTGCATTTCCCATCGGACGTTACGGAAGAGTATTTTGTGCAGTTGGTATCAGAACGCCGTCATAGTTACGTTCAGCAAGGTCAGCCAAAATTTAGATGGGTGCGTAAACCAGGCACCAAAGCGGAGGCGCTGGACTGTGCAGTCTACGCCTATGCAGGCTTGCACCATGCCTACAAGCGGTATAACCTGCGCACGATCTGGGACCAGCTGCAGCAAAAAATCAAGCAGGGTAACGCTAAAGCGGAAGCAACCGCGCCGCCGGCTGGATTCAACCTGCTGAATAAGTAACCTTGACCATGGCCACGATCCCATCTGAGTTTCGCGCTGGTGATTTCGTCACTTGGACGGAAACGGAAGCGCCTGCTGGCACGACAGCGATTACGGCATATCTCCGTACTCGTGCCTCATCAGGTGCAGCGATCACTGCAACCGCTAACGGTGACGGTAGTTTTACGTTTGTGATTAGCGCAAACGTAACAACAGGGTTGCAGCCAGGTGAATACCTAGCGCAGTTTTTAGCAACTGTTGCCGGGCAACCGCAGACATACCGTGAAGTACGGTTTCAAGTGTTGCCGACACTGGCGTTTACAGGAATCCCAGGAAGTGTTGACCTGCGCAGCCAGGCAGAAAAAGATTTAGCTGCAGTTGAAGAAGCGATTAGGGCACTGGTAAGCGGTGCGCAAGAATATCGAATTGGTACTGGCACTGCAAATGGCGCACGAATGGTGCGTAAAGCTGATCTTGAAACATTGATCGAATGGCGCGACCGGTTAAAAGCTGAGGTAATACGTGAACAGCGAAGAGAAGGGATGAGAAATGGCAAAGGAGATCCGAATAAGCTTTATGTTCGGTTCATGCCAAGTTAAAAAGCATGGGACTTCGTACTTGGCTGCGCAATCGAGTTCTTGGGCGCCCTAAGGCTGCGTTTGAAGCCGCAAAAACAACGCGGCTAACCACCGATTTTTTCAAGCCACTCACTAGTGCTGATGCATCATTGATTGGCGACTTAGCGGCATTGCGCAATGGCGCAAGAGCACTAGCACGCGATAATGCCCACGCCCGTGAAATTAAACGCACATATCGTGTAAATGTTATTGGTCATCGAGGAATTCAATTGCAACCGCAGATTAAAACAGCCAGCGGTGGCGATCTTGATGAACGCCGCAACCGAATGGTACTTGAAGAGTGGCAGCGGTGGTGCAGAGCAAATTCCTGTGATGTAAGCGGTCGGCATTCTTTTCACGGATTTGAGCTGCAGATCCCAGGTGCATGGTGCGAATCAGGTGAGATATTTTTTCGATTTGTACGCCGCCAGTTTGGCGGAAGTCGGGTGCCACTTGCGCTGGAAGTGATCGAAGCTGATCGGTTGGATGAGCACGCAACCGGCCCTTCAGATCGCCCAGGTCATAAATGGCGCATGGGAATTGAACATGATCAGTGGGGCCGTCCAACACGTTACAAGTTTCTTGTTAATCATCCAGGTGATTACGAATTAGGCGGTAGGCCATCCAATGCATTGCATGAGATAGTAGACGCAGCTGACGTAGTTCACTGCTACGGAATACCTGAGCGAGTAGGTCAGACACGGTTTGAACCCTTGCTGACGCCGGCCATTGTTCAAGCCCAAGCATTGCGCGAATATCAGAAAGCTCACTTAACTCGTAAACGTGTTCAGGCAAATCAATTGGGCTGGATCCAAACCCCGGAAGGCCTTGATGGCGATGACGTAATTGACCATCGAAGAGTGGTTGACTCTGAGGCGGGGCAATGGTTCAGGCTGAATCCAGGCGAAGTGCCAGTTGCACCAAACCTAGGCCCTGAAGACACAAGTTACGAAGAAGTCGTAAAAGATAACTTACGGACACAGGCAGTTGGAGTTGGTGTTAACTACTCAACATTGAGCGGAGACTTTAGTGAAGGGAGCTACGCCTCACTGCGAATTTCCGTGTTTGAAAACCGAGACTACTGGCGCATGTTACACACTTCGATCATTGAACAGTTTCATCAGAGAGTGTTTGAAGAATGGATGAACGCTGCTGTGCTGTTTGGTGCTTTGCCATCGCCAACATTTGATTCGTATTGGTCAAATCCCGATAGGTACAACTATCCACACTGGCAAGCACGCAGCTGGGGGTTGTTAGACACCAGCAAGGACATCGCAGCTTTTGAAAAAGCACGCGAACTGCAGCTAGAAACCCATGCAGATCAGGTCAATAATTACACCGGAGAAGGGTTTAGGCGTACCATTGATCAAATAGCATCTGAAAACGATTACAAAAGACAGCGTGGGTTGCTGACGCCTTTAGACGATCCGTTGCAGCAGCAATAAATAGCCTTGAGTTTGAATTGCACTTAAGCGATGGAAACGCGCAACCGAGCGCAGAGTCCGGCAGCCGATACGTCGGCCGCACCGGTTGCTGCGCCAATGATGGGTGTGAGGCTAGATGCCCCTGATGACGGCTCTACTGCCACGATCAGCCTGATGGGAGAGATCGGGTGGGATGTAACCGTTGACGAGGTAGATGCTGCGTTAGCTGCCGCCAAAGGCGTGCCGGTGACGGTGAACATCTTCAGTTATGGCGGCGATGCACTTGCTGGACTGGCGATTTATCAGATGCTTGCAGCGCATGATGCGCCCGTCACCACGAATGTGCTGGGTGTTGCTGCATCAGCCGGCAGCGTCATTGCAATGGCTGGCAACAAGCGCATTGTGCCTGAAAACGGTGCGCTGATGGTTCATAATGCTTGGAGCATGACCGTTGGCGATGCTGACACGCATCGCAAGTCAGCTGACATGCTCGATGGCGTCACCGAAGCGTATCTGCGAACCTATGCAGCCGCAACGGGTATGAATGCCGAGCAGGTTCGACCTTACCTAAAGGAAGAACGCTGGATTTATGGCAACGAAGCGAAGGCACTTGGGTTTGCCACTGACACGGCACCTGAAATGCAGGTAATGGCGCTTGCGCCGATCCCGCAAGGTCGATTCCAGCACATGCCTGATGATCTGAAGGCAATGCTGGGAGAGGCGACTCCAAAAGTCAGCTCAAGCGTTGAAGTATCGGTTGAGATCACTGATCCAACCGATCCACCTGAAACCAAACCTGAAGAGCTGGAGATTTCCGGCACTCCGAACGCTGTAATTGAACTTCCAACCATGAATAGCCTTTCTAGTGAAAATCTTTCTCTCGGCGGACAACCAACCGCCCCGCTTTCGATGACCGCAGAAACCGATCTCAAGGCGGCTGCTGCGCTTGCTGAGCGCGAGCGCGTTGCCGCCATCCGTGGGCTTGCAAAGGCCCATTCCCTACCTGAATCGATGACCGACGAGCTGATTGATAACGGCTCTGAGGTCTCTGATGCCCGCGCTGCCGTCCTGGAATTCCTTGGCGCTAAGCGCAATACGGCTCCGACCTCTGGCATTGCCGATGCCGGTTGCGCCAATATCGGCATGAGTCAAGCCGAGGTGCAGCAGTATTCGTTCATGAATGTGGTGCGGTATCTCGCCGATCCGAACCCCCGCACTGCATCTGCCGCTGCATTTGAGCTTGAGGCATCAAAGGCCGCTGCTGATAAGCATGGCCGCAGCCCAAATGGTGTGCTGATTCCGTTTGATGTGCTTAGCGCTCGCCCACAGGCTGCGATGGTGGGTGATTTCAGCAAAGGTGGCGCACTGGTTGGCGCCGATCGACTTGACGGCAGCTTCATTGAGCTGGTCCGCAACCGCTCGGCGTTCGTTAGCAGCGGCGTTACTGTGCTGAGCGGCCTGCAGGGAAATGTTGAAATTCCTAAGCAGACCGGCGCTTCGACCTACTACTTCGTAGGCGAAGACGTTGATGTGACCGCCAGTGACGTGGCGTTTGGCTTGGTGAACATGACGCCGAAGACCATTGGCGTTCGTGTGCCGATCAGCCGTCGCGCCATGATCCAAACTTCGCCTGACATCGAAGCCTTGGTTCGCCGCGACATGCTGGAGCAAGTTGCCCTTGGTGTGGACTACACCATTGGTTACGGCACTGGCGGGTCTGCGCAACCGCTTGGTCTGCGTAATACCACCGGCCTTGGCTCTGTAACGCTTGCTGGTGGCGCCAGCCAGGCTTACCCCGCAGGCCTTGGCGGCGGAACGCATGATTCAGGCGATTGGGCTGATTATGTAGGCCTTGAAACCGCAATTGCCGCCAATAACCTTGATGTTGGCAATCTGCGGTATGTGATGAACAGCGTCACCCGTGGCGGCTGTCGCGTGACCCTCCGCGCTTCTGCTGCCGGCTCGGATTACATCTTTGCTGATGACGGCACGATTGCCGGCTACCCCGTAGCTGTTAGCAACCAAGTTCAGACCAATGATGTTTTCTTTGGTAACTGGGCTGATGCCGTGGTTGGGTTCTGGAGTGGCCTTGACGTAACCGTCGATCCCTACACCCAGAGCGCCAAGGGTCAAGTAATCCTTACCGTGCATCAAGACTTTGATGTTGCGGTACGCCGCGCTGAATCCTTTGCCCTGGCCAGCTAATGGCACAAGTAACGATGGGGGCCGCCGTGTATGTACATGGCGAGCCCCGCAAAATTGGTGATGTTGTGGATGTTGATGCCACAACCGCTCGTTATCTTATTGATACCGGCAAAGCAACAATGGCGCCACCTGCGCCGGTTGTAATTGAAGAAAAACCACAGTCTGCGCCGGCTGCGCGCCGCGCTCAAGCAACCAAACCAAAGGAGGATTGATCAATGGCTATTCAGCAACGCAATCTAGAAAAACTTGAGATTGGGTCGATGCTTTCGGCTCCGATCAAAACTATCACCGCTAATGGCGACGAAACCGGCGTCAATTTTGCAGGCTTCGACGGCGACCTTGTGTTTCGCCTGAATTACACAGCTGCCGGTAGCGGCGCGACCTTCGATTTCCGCATTGAAGAAAGCGACACCGTTGGCGGAAGTTATACTGCAGTCGCCAATGGGGCATTTACGCAGATCGCCAATGCTGCGGGTTCGCAAACCTTGGTAATCCCCAAGGATAACACCAAGAACTTTTTGCGGTTTAGCGTAGTATCTGACGCTGGCACTGGCTCATCAAGCGTTTCCTGCGATTACATCGGCCTCAAGAAGTATCAATAGACTTAACTGCAGAGTGGAGGCAAGCCCGGTTGACCACCGGGCTTTTTATTTAAATGATTAAAGAAGATCCGAACTTGTATCTTGCTGATTTTGGCGAGACAGTAATAATTGGCAGCAAGCGCGGCAAGGGTATTCTTGATAGCCCAGGTCAAATGATTATTGGCGATACTGTGATGATGATGGATTACTCAATAACGGTTCCCGCTTCGTTAGCCGAAGGCGTAAAGTTTGGAACATCAGTCATTCATGATGGCATTAGCTACAAAACAAAAGAAGTGTATCCCCATCAAGACGGAGTATTTTATGTGATAACACTTGAGAAAGTCTGAATGACTAACGTTTAAGCGAGGAGGAGTGACATGGCCATCAAGCCAGGCGTCTACAACCCTACTTTGCAGCGTCGGGCAGATTTTAGCCTTGTGCTGCAATTCAAAGACAGCACGGGTGCGGCTGTTAACCTTACCAGCTGGACTGTTGCTAGCCAAGCATGGAATTACGAGCGCACAATTAAGTTTGCAGATTTTAGCGTAGAATACACAAGTCGTGCAACGGGAATTGTTACCTTATCATTGTCAGACGCGCAAACAACAATACTTCCAAGCGAAGCTTACTATGACGTGTTACTGACAAATCCCAGCGGACAGAAAGAGTATTACCTTGAAGGAGTCATCAATGTGTCTGAGGGATACACAGAATGACCAGTGTCGTCGAAATCCAGAATCAGGTTACCGTTGTAGTTGACGAGAACACTGATGTTGCGACAGTTAACCTTATTACACCTGGTCCGCAAGGGCCGCCTGGCGCAGGAGGTGGCAGCATGACTTTCGTCGGCCTGACCGACGTTGATGCTGCCAACCGCGTCAATGGCAGCGTGGTTGTGTATGACGCAACCGCAGCTAAGTTTAAGGTTGACGATCTAACGACCATACTCACGCTCACCGATGGGGGCGCCTTCTGACCATGGCTAACGTCATTCGAATTAAGCGCTCCACCGCAACAGCCGCCCCGAGCACGCTGGCCAATGCCGAGCTGGCTTACTCCGAGCAGAGTTCCAAGCTGTTCATCGGGGTCGGCACCGGTGGCGCCGGCGGTTCCGCCACCTCCATCGTGGCGATCGGTGGCACCGGCGCTTACACCACGCTGGATACCACGCAAACGATCTCAGGCAACAAGACCTTCACTGGCACCTGTGATTTCAGTGGCGCCACGCTAAGCGGCAACACCGCGTTCTCCAACAACCTGACGGTCGGCGGCGATCTGGTGGTCAATGGCACGACGACCACCATCAACAGCACCACGCTGACGGTTGATGACAAGAACATCGTCCTCGGGGACGTTGCTACACCTACAGACGCTGGCGCCGATGGCGGTGGCATCACGCTGAAGGGCGCTACTGATAAGACGTTCAACTGGGTTGATGCCACTGACGCCTGGACCTCCAGCGAGCACGTCAACCTGGCGAGCGGCAAGGGCTTCTACATCGACGGCACGTCCGTGCTGTCGGCCACGACCCTGGGTTCCGGCGTCACCGGCTCCTCGCTCACCTCGGTCGGCACCCTCGGCACTGGCACCTGGCAAGGCACCACGATCGGCGTGGCCTATGGCGGCACCGGCCAGACATCGTTCACCGATGGCCAGTTGCTGATCGGTAATTCCACCGGCAATACCCTCACCAAGGCCACGCTGACCGCCGGCACGGGCATCTCCATCTCCAATGGCAACGGCTCGATCACGATTTCCAGCAGCGGCGCCAACTTCACCGCCGGCGATGGGCTGGATCTCGATGGCTCCGAGCTGAGCCTTGACCTCAAGGCCAACGGCGGTCTGGTGATCGAATCGACGGAACTTGCCCTGGACCTCGGCGCGACAGCGATTACAGGCACCTTGGCCGTGGCCGATGGTGGCACCGGCGCAACGGATGCGGCGACAGCACGCACCAACCTGGGGCTGGCCATTGGCACCGATGTGCAGGCCTATGACGCCGATCTGGATGCGCTCTCGGGGATGCAAACCGGCGCCGCAACGGCGCTTGCCCTGCTGACCTCCACCGAGGTCGGAATCCTCGATGGTGCGTTGGTCACCACCGCCGAGCTCAACATCCTCGATGGTGACACAACTGCCACCGCTACCACCCTGGCTGCCACTGATCGCATGGTGATCAACGATGCCGGAACCATGGTGCAAGTGGCTCTGAGCGACCTGGTGACGTTCTTTGAGGACGGCACTGCCTCGGGCTTCGAGCTGGACGGAGGCACGTTCTAAGCCTTTGCCCTCCTGTAAATACAGGATTTATCCCGCTACATAGCATTCAAGGGGACGCCACATGGCCAACACAATCAAAATCCGAAGAAGCGCCACGCAAGGAGC